TCCATTCATGGTTTCTACTTCAAATGTTTCCTCCACATCACCATAGTTCATAATGTTGCCAGAAGTTACGCTGTATTTGTTTCCGATGAAATCTTGGAATGTTTTCTGTTTAAGTATAGGTAACCAAAACTCTTTAGTATCAGTTTCTTTAATACGATATTTCTTATCTTCAATTACACCATCTTCATCTACTTTGGAATACCAGCCGTTAGATGGCTTAACCACATGGCCGGATTCAATAGCAAGGTCAAGCAAACCACTCCACTTACTAATACCACCATCAAAAGATACGGTGACAGGTATTTTAGATTTTTCTTTAACATATCTTGATTTCTCTACGTTGATTATAAAATTGTAACCAACAACTTCTGTTCCTTCTTTTTCTTGTTGGCGACCAATGATGAAGATGTTGTCGGCAGAATAGTATGAACCTGTACCACCACCAACAATTGCTTTCGGGAACATTCCAATTTCCATGTAAGTATGATTAACTACAATCATTGGAATGTCTTTTAAATTTAAGTGTGGTGTTACCATTCTGAATAATGATTTAACTTGTTTGGCTCTCGACATATCAGCCACAGATTTTTCAGCCAAGGCATCTTCAACTTCTTTCTTGGATGCTAAGTTACCAATCGAATCTACAATGATAATCAATTTATCACCACGCTCCAATTGCGTTAACTGTGACATGATATCAAATTTTAATTGTTCTATATCGGTAAGTGGTGTATGTAAGACACGATTAGTGTCAATACCAAACGAATCAAAATAAGACTGAGGAGTACCAAACTCGCTATCATAAAACAATAAGGCAGCATCTTCATATTTGTCCAAATAAGATTTGGCCATCAATAACGAGAATGCTGTCTTAAAATGTTTAGATGGACCTGCCCACATTGTAAGACCTGGAGTTAGACCACCGTCCAACTTACCAGAAAGTGCCACATTGATAATCGGCACCGCAGTTTGAATCATATCTTTTGCATTGAAGAATTTAGATTTGGCCAAAACGGCTGAATCTTTAATGCTACTGTTCTTTTTAATTTTGTCTAATATACTCATAGTTTCATCCTTTAAAATGTTCCACCATCCGTTTGATTCTTCTCTTTGAATGCAAACGGTTCATCATAATCATACTTAGGTTTAAGTTCTTTCTTTGGCTCACTCTTCTCTAAAATTGTAGCTAAGTTACCTTTCTTAATTTGAACAGCATCGTCATCCAGTTTTTTGGATATATCTCCGACTTTATCAAAAAATTCCTGTTCAGGATTTTCAGGTTCAGGTTCTTCTTTAATTTTCCATGTCATGTTAGCTGATATTAATAATAGTATAGCCAATGGATCAAATACAGTCATAATTAACATGATAACCAATCTAACCGCCTTGTCAATTAAATCTCTCTCACCAGATCCATAGACTAACTCAGCAACATACTTGATTGGACCAAAGTCCGATTCTGCCTTCTGTAACGCCACATTAAGAGGTGCTCTTTCTTCGTTAAGCACATTAATGGATCTCTGCGACTCTTGAATTTCTTGGCTAATGCGGCTACGGTCTTTCTGTTGGGCTTTGCGGATGGCGACTGCTTTGTCCGCACCTTTTTCATCCGAGGATCGTGCCATAACTTGGTCCACTCCCTCATCAAGTTGTTTGAGAATCTTACGATTGCCATCCATGTTCTCATTTTCAGTTTTAATTTTCTCATCTAACATTGCAACTTTATCTGACAATGGTGCAGTATCGGCTGAATGTTCTAAGTGTGCCTTAGACAAATAACCAAATATACCCATCGAGGTAATCAACATCAATATAACACAAGCTGTTACATAATAAGATTTCATTAACAACGGACATGTTTTCCAATTACGATACAACCAAGATACAGTTACAAGTTTGGCCATCTCCAGTACTGAACCCATTATAATAATAGGCCAGAATGAACCTGGAAATATTGCAGCCAAACCGATAACTGAATAATATGCTGAAACACCAGATAACGCTAGTGCTGTCAACAATGTTAGAAAAGTCATGAGAAGAAGTCCTCTAGAGAATTAGTTTTTTCTACTTGCCATTTCATACAATCTAGAATAACTTTGATTGGATCAAGAAAAGCTTTGTTGAATTGTAACTCATAATCTACATATTTGTCAAGCTCAAACTCTGCCGGTAACCGAGATGGATATGAAATTACCGTATCTTTAAATGGATTTGGTAATTTAAGATAAGTGAATTTGATCTTTTCACCTTCTTGGATTAACGGATACTTTTTGGTAAGTTCTAGTTTCTTTAGATTGTGATTGTATAGAATAGCACCTTTGACATGAATTGGTGTACCTTTTTTATATAGTGTCATTGCATCCGAATATGTGGCCAAGCCATTCATGCCACGAGGAAAAGATATCTCTTCAGGTGGCAACTTATTAAAGTCTTCTCTGAACTTGGCAATAAAGTCTTGGATGTCCTGTTCATTACCAGTCATCATCAACTTAATAATCTCTCTCATCTTCTCACGAATGGCTGATGGTGTAGAAGACTTAATCATCTCAAGACCCATCACCTTCATCTGTGGTTCGTGATACTGTACACCCTCATTGTTGTATACATTCAGAATGTAACGCTTCTTGGCAGTCCATACACCTTTGTTACACAACGCCTCACGTTTCATTTGCATCTTTTGTGAAAATGCTTTAACGTAGTCTGCCAACTCTTGATAACTCTCGTCAATAAAAGGTTGAATTTTATTCTCACAGACTTTATCCATGAATCGGATTGTCTTGTCAATATCATCAGATGGCTTACTGACAAACTTATTAACCAAGCCGTCAAGACGGAGATAGATAGAGTCAGTATCACTCGCAATAACATAGTCCACATTATCAGTTTCCAGTATCTTGTTTACATAACTGTTTATTTTTGCTTCGATCCAACGAATCGAGAATTGGCCTGCCGTAGTGACTGCAAGAGCCATCCGTAGGTCATAAAACCTAAAATACTGGCTTCCCAAAGCACCGTAAGCGGAGTTAAGTGATACTTTTTTTGCGAGTTGTAGGTTGTTGTATCTGGCAATTCGTTTATCGATTTCGTATCGTTTGGTTTCATCTCTTTCATTTTCATACTCCTGTTTGGCTTCAAGATATAATTTCTTAAACTTCTTGCGGTCTTCATACATCTCTTCCATCATAGCAGGTAAGAAACCAGCCTTGTCAGTTCGGAAGAATTGACCATTTGGTGTTAATGTACAACCACTCAAATTTGATGTGTCAATCTGTTTAAGTAATAATTTATCAACGGTCACGCATTGTGAAAGAACTTCACGCATTTCAGGAGTATAATTTTCCGGATCAATAAGAGACTCAGGAGAAATATTGTACTGCATCATCAAATGAGGATACAAACTGTTCAAGTCAAATGAGGCAACCCAATCATGTAGTCCGACTTGTGGATCTTTCACAAAGGCACCTTCAAAGGCTTCAGATTTTTCTTGTATGATCCTTGGTGGTACAATGATACTTTTGTTTAACAAATAAGAATATGTCATTGCATCCCACATACGAGTCTGTGCGAACACATCATCATAGTTGGACTTAGTATCATAAGCCAAAGTCAAAGCCAATTCAATCAACTTTAACTTGTCTTCTAGTTTGATAATCAATTCAACGTCTTTGATATTATATTCAATAAACTTTTGGAAATTCAAACGATACAAAGCATGTAGGTTATCAAACTCTTCATAGGAGATTTTACCCTCACCAAGTTCAACTTGTGCAATATTATCCAAACGATAGGACTCTTGTGACTTTCCGCCAGGAGCATACCATTTGTACAATTCAATATAATCTAAACAACCAACACCAACTAGATCATAGGCAATCATTGGCTTACCATTAATGAGTGTCTTTCTTTCAAAGATATAACCCCAAGGAGATAACTTCTTGGTATCTTTTTCACCTAGAATTTTATTGAATCGATTGATGAGATAGGGTATATCAAAGAACTTTGTATTCCAACCGGTCAGAACATCAGGACATTGGTCTTTCCACAAAGACATAAACTTCTTACAGAGAGTCCATTCATCCTTACATTTGACATATAATTCATCACCTTGGGTAACATAGTCACCACAACCAAACACCCATGTTTTACCGTTTAGAAAGGTAATACAAATGGCTGTGATTGGCTCATTTGCTTCGTATGGATCAGGAAAACCATTTTCAGAACCAACCTCAATATCGATGATGGCTATTGAAACATGGTCTTGGTCCCAGTCCACCATCTCTGGATGTTCATCCGCAATAAAGGCATACTCATACCTCTCCTGTCCATAAACAGTTGGAGAACCAGGTATTGGTTTGCCTTTGTCATCTTTGAACGACTTAACGAACTCTCTGGCTTCTGAAATACTATTGAATCTCTTTTGAGAGAGTGATACACCGTCTAGTGATTTGAATATCGTTTCGTTTTTGTTTCTGGATGGAAGATAAAGTGAAGGTGAGTAATCAATCCTATCTTTGATTCGTTCACCATTCTTGATGCCACGATATAGGATTGAATTACCAATTGATTGCACATTGGTGTAAAATGTTGTCATTAACCTGTGATAAGTTGTTTTGTTGGTGGAAGAACGATGCCTGAACCAAAGATTTGATTGTAATTAGAAACAAAATCTTCTGATGGAGTGTATGAGTATACTACATGTTTCTTAGCTAAGGCAATAGTTGAACCAGATTTTTGTTCGGAGTGTA